AGATATACAATATTTTTTAGACAATGAGTTGGGAGACAGGCAATCAAGTACCAAGGAAATCGCGTTTAATTTCCAATGAGGAGTTAGCGCAGATACCTGGATACATAGAAGAGCGAGAAGCGAAGTTATTGTTTTATCAATTTCTTCGCAATAATACTACTTTCGCTACAGATTTGATAACAGGTGTCAAACTTTTTCCTTTTCAACACATGGCTATCAAAGGAATGTTAGAAAGTGATTATTTTTTAGGGGTATGGTCGCGTGGTATGAGTAAATCTTATACTACTGGTATTTATGCTGTACTTGATGCTATTTTAAATCAAGGAGTTGAAACAGGTATATTGTCGCGCTCATTTCGTCAGTCAAAAATGATATTTAAAAAGATTGAAGATATTGCAGCTAAACCTGAAGCCTATCTTCTCAAGCAATGTATTACAAAAGTATCAAAATCTAATGATGAATGGGTGATGGAAATTGGCAAAAGCCGCATTCGCGCATTGCCTTTGGGTGATGGTGAAAAGCTTCGTGGTTTTCGCTTTCATAGAATTATTATTGATGAGTTTTTATTGATGCCAGAGCGCATTTATAACGAAGTAATCGTACCGTTCTTGTCTGTAGTTCAGAATCCCACACAGAGAGAAGAGTTGTATAATCTTGAAACACAATTAATTGCTAAAGGAGAGATGACTGAAGAAGAAAGATACATTTGGCCTAATAATAAATTGATTGCATTGTCTTCAGCATCGTTTAAATTTGAATATTTATATAAGCTTTATGAGCAGTATGAGAATTTAATATTCAATCCTAAAAACAAAGAAAAGACAAAGCGTTGCGTCATGCAGTTTTCTTATGATTGCGCTCCAGTGCAGTTATACGATCAGAATTTGATCAATCAGGCGAAAGCTACAATGAGTGAATCACAATTCTTGCGAGAGTTTGGCGCACAATTTAGTGATGATAGTTCTGGATATTTTAAAATATCTAAAATGGCATTATGCACAGTGCCTGATGGTGAGCTTCCTGCTGTTGAAGTCGTAGGAAATTCTGAAGATGAATATATATTAGCGGTTGATCCTTCTTGGTCAGAAACAGAATCATCTGACGATTTCGCTATTCAAGTTTTAAAAATTAATAAAGAAAAACAAATCAACACATTAGTTCATTCTTACGCTCTTTCTGGGTCTTCATTGAAAGATCATATTAAATATTTCTTATATCTACTACAGAACTTTAATATTGTGGCTATTTGCATGGATTATAACGGTGGCGTTCAGTTTATGAATTCTTGCAATGAAAGTGAATTATTTAAAGATGCTAAAATCAATTTGAAACCAATGGTAACTGAATTTGAGAGACCAGAAGAGTATGCTCAGAACTTATATTCTGCAAAGAGCGAATATAATAAATCAGATTACAAATATGTTTTCTTAAGAAAGCCTACTTCTGGTTGGATACGATTAGCGAATGAAATGTTGCAAGCTAATTTCGATCATCGTCGTACATATTTTGCAAGTCGCGCTATTGATGATAACTTCAGAAGTCAAACTAAAAAGCATATAGGTATAACAGATATAAAATTTTCAAATGCTTTAGATAGTGAAAAAGAAAATGAAGAAGCTAAAATGATTGACTTTGTTGAACATTTATCTGATATGATTTTGCTTACAAAAACAGAATGCGCTCTTATACAAATAACAACATCTGCTCAAGGTATGCAGAATTTTGATCTTCCTGCAAATCTTAAACGTAAATCTGGACCAGATAAACCTAGAAAAGATAGTTATTCAGCATTAGTATTAGGTAATTGGTTATCTAAGGTATATTTTGACATGAATAATACTCACGTTGAAGATATGACTGAAACTTTTGAACCAATGTTTATTGCTTAAAAGTTAAAAAGTCACTTTTAAAGTTACAATGTGTAACTATTATTAACATGAGTCGCAAATATAATAAAAGATCAGATTATTGGGATAAATTCTCTAAAGCTCAAGAAGGTCAATCTGAACCTCTCGACGCTCTTTTAAAAGAAAACTCATCAGAGCCTTCTTTGGTTGGTGATCCATTTTATCAACAAGAATCAAAGGCTTCGACTTATGAAAGAGGTGGGGCTGGAGAGTCTACTAATTTGCGAAGAAATTTAGCTTATATAGGACCAAAAATTTATAAATATGGCAATATCAGAGAAGGCTTATTGCCTTTCGAATTTTCAATAAATGGATATAATATCCGCGATGCAATTGAGCTTTGTCAAAAGGCTTATGCTAACGTAGCTATTTTTAGAAACGCAGTAGATATTATGTCTGAATTTGCCAATGCAGAAATATATCTTGAAGGTGGAAGTCAAAAAGCAAAAGATTTTTTTGCAAAATGGATGAAGTATACAAGAATGTGGAATGTCAAAGATCAGTATTTTCGTGAATACTATCGTAGTGGTAATGTTTTCTTTTATAAAATAAACGCTAAGTTTGAAATCGACGATTTTCAAAAGATTTTAGAAACATATGCATCGTATGATGGAGCATCATATAATACAGATATTAAATTATACAATTATCCAACTCCATATGATGTAAAGAATTTGATTCCTGTTCAATATATTCTTCTTAATCCATTTTATTTAACAACGAATCACACAAGTTCTTGGAATCAAGTCGTTTATCAAAAGATACTTTCTGAATATGAGTTAGAAAGACTTCGCTCACCAAAAAACGATCATGATCAAATGGTTTTTAACAGTTTAGATAAAGAGACTCAAGACAAGATCGCCAATGGGCAATGGGCAAGAGATGGTCTGAAGATACAAATAAATCCTACAAATATTATATATTCTTTTTATAAGAAGCAGGATTACGAACCTTTTGCTGTTCCTTTTGGATTTGCAGTTCTTGATGATATCAATTTTAAAATGGAAATGAAAAAGATTGATCAAGCTATTTGTCGCACGATTGAGAATGTAATTCTATTGATTACTATGGGTACTGAGCCAACGAAGGGCGGTATCAATCATAAAAATATTAAAGCAATGCAAAGTCTTTTGACCAATCAGTCAGTTGGTCGCGTTCTTGTTGCGGACTATACTACTAAAGCTGAATTCGTTATCCCAGACATGAATAAAGTATTGGGATATGAAAAATATAAAGTTGTAAATGAAGATATTAAAGAAGGATTGCAAAATATATTAATTGGATCTGAAAAGTTTGCAAATACAACAGTAAAAGCTCAGGTATTTTTTGAAAGATTAAAAGAAGCTAGAAAAGCTTTCTTGAATGATTTCTTGCAGCCAGAAATGGAATTAATATTCCGTAATCTAGGATTTAAAGGTAAATGTCCTATTGCTAAATTTGAGGAAGTATCCATTAAAGATGAAACTCAATTTAATCGCGTGGTCACGCGCATGATGGAGCTTGGTATATTACCGCCTGAAGAAGGTCTACGAGTTATTGAAACAGGTATTTATCCAACTCAAGAAGAATTGGGTGCTGCTCAGGCTAAATTTGTAGAAGAAAGAAAGAAGGGATTTTATAATCCAATTGTTGGTGGCGTTCCTGTTATTCCTCCACCAATGCCTGAAGTTTCAGGAGTCAAACCTCCAATTAAAAAGACTACCACTCCAAATGAAAGGGGTCGTCCAATTGGATCAAAAGCAACTGTTTACGCTAAAGATGCAATTGCTAAAGTAATGGATAAAACAAAAGATTTATATTCTATTATTGAAGCTGGTTTAAAAAAGAAATATTCTAAAAAATCTTTAAATGCTGAACAAAAGAAACTAGCACAAGGAATTTCTGAAGCAATTATAATTGGATCTGAATCAGAAAATTGGATCTCTACCGCTACAGATGTTTTGAATAACACTGATAAATTAGACAAGCTAAGTATACTTAATGAAGTGCAAACAACTGCAAGCGAACATGATTTAGATACATATGCAGCAGCACTTTTATATCACAGTACTAAATATTCTGTGTAAAATCTAATATTATGTTTCTTTATAGAACTAAATTTGACAATATAGTTACAGCTTCATTGAATTTTGATAATAATGTTTTATTGTCTCAAGCTTCATTGAATTCTCTTAAGTCAATTATACCTTCTTCAGTTAATTTGGAAAAAAATGTAGATTTAGTTGGCGCTGCATTTAACGCTGCTGTTGTTAATCGTTTTAATAAGAATGGTGATGGTATTGATACGAATACCGCAATTGCATTTAAAAAATATTTTATACATAAACCAACAAATATTGAACACAAGAAGCAAAGAGTAGTTGGTCACATTGTTAATTCAGCATTTTCTTCTTATGGAGAAAATAAAATTCTATCTGATGAAGATGTGAGAGGAACTCTTAGTCCATTTAATATTGCTTTGGCGGCTGTTGTATATAAAACAGTTGATCGTCAATTTGCTGATGCACTTGTAGATTCTAATGATCCACAATCAGCATTGTTTGAAAAAATTAGCGCTAGTTGGGAAATTGGATTTAACGAATATTACGTTGCAGTTGGAAGTTTAGATTTGAAGCAAGCAGAAATTATTACAAAAAAAGAACAGATAGAGGAATTTAAAAAATATTTAAAAGGCTTTGATGGTTCTGGTTTTATGAATGATGGTACTCCAGTATATCGTTTAGTTACTGGTCGTATTTATCCTTTAGGTATTGGCTTTACTACTAATCCTGCTGCTGATGTTCAAGGAGTTGTGATTGATGATGGAACATCTGCTATCGAAACCGAAGATGAAAACGAAACTGAAGATGAAGGCGAGATTGAAGAAATGGAAACTGAAGAAGCTGAGTCTTACGAAGTGAATTCTATAGAATTACTCAATTTGAATAATAAAATATTTTCACAAACAGAAAAACAACCTGTAAATATTACCAAAACTAAAATTATGGATTTAGAACAAATACTATCTGCATTAAAAACAGTTCTCGCTGAAAAGCAAGATACTGCAAAGTTTAGTGAAGAAGCTGTGGCTTCTATTTCAGCTAAAATCGCTGAAAGCATTAAACTAAAGAACGAAGAAATCAAGCTAGAAATCGAAAAGGCTGAAGTCGCTAAGGCTGAAGCTGTCGCTCAAGCTGAACAATTCAAGAAGGATCTTGAAGAAAACAATAAGAAACTTTCTGAGACTGCTGCCAAGCTCGCAGAACTTGAAAGCACAATTTCTGCTCAAGCTGCTCAAGAACTTTACAGTTCAAGAATGAGTTCATTAGATAATGATTACGATCTTGATGAAGTTGATCGTCAATTTCTAGCTAAAGAAGTATCTGCTTTGGCTAATACAGAAGAAGCTTTCGCTTCTTACAAAGAAAAGCTCGCTGTTCTTTTTAGACACAAGAGCAAAGCTTCAAAGCAAGATCAAGATAAGATTTTCCAAGAACGTCTAGAAGCCGAATTGGCTAAGAGAATGGGACAAGCAAAGACTCAACAAACTGAAGTTGTCGAAAAGACAGTTGAAGTTGAAACAGCTTTGGCTAATGCCAAACGCGAAGAGCCAGCTATACCCACTCAGTCAGTTTCTCCTTCAGATTCAAAAACTTCTTGGAAAGAAAGACTAGGTAAGGCTTTCAGTAAGGAAAATATAACAGTTAAATTTTAAAATATATGTCACTAAGATTATATCCATTCAGACAGTATAGCGACGTTGATGTTGTCAACATGTTCGCAAGCGACACTGTTGATGCCACCCCATCTACAAATGGTAATGGTTCAGCCGGTGTTTTCGTCAAGGTATCCGCTGGTAACTTGGATCTAGATCCAATTCAATACACAGCTACCGATATTACAAATACACTTGGTAAGGCAGATTATCCTTTCTTGGGTGCTGCTCAATACCCTGCTGTACCTTTGCAGTTCACTGCTGCCACCGCTGGTACTCCAGTTCTTGGCATGACTTTGAATCAGACTCTAGCCACCGATGAAAATGGCGAAAGACTTCTTTATAATCCTGTAAAGAGAGCCGAACTACAAGCCGTTCTCACTGGACAAGCTGTTCCTGTAGCTACTCGCGGTATCTTTACATTGGCTGATACAGCTATCGACTGGGTTGATGGCAGCATGACAGTAAATAACCACCTCATTATCTCTGCTAACGCTGGTAAGGTTTCTGGTCTTGCCGCTTCAGCAGTATCACCACTCACTGGAACCACAAGCATCATTGGCCGTATTCTTGGCACTGGTCAACGTGTTTCTCAGAATGGTAAGAGTGATTATTTTGCCGGTACTACTACTGGTAAATACGCTCTCGTTCAATTTGACTGCACCACATCTTACGTTGTCTAATCTATTTAACTATCAAATAATATGAAAATCGTTTTAAAGAGAACAGATGAACAAGTTGAGCTAATCAAAGCTCTAGCCTCCAAAAACCGTGAAGTAGCCTTCGACGCTCAAGTAGCTTTGGCTGAATTCATTGGACCAGTTTTGGCTGAAGTTATTAATAACGCTCCAACTATTTCAAATTTGTTCACTAGTCTTCAATTCAATGCTGAAGATAATCCCTCAATTCCTCTAGATCTCTATTATGATATCTTCGATGAGGACTATATCAAGGTTTATAGCCAAAGTGTAGCTGGTGGTCTTCCTCAGAACGTAGTACAACCTTTAGCTTCTGAGCTAAAGATCGCTACTTATCGTCTAGATAGCGCTATCGCTTTCGATAAGAAGTACGCTGCTAAGAGCCGCTTGGACGTAGTTAGCAAGTCTTTCACTCGTATTGCTCAAGAAGTCATGCTCAAGCAAGAAAGAACTTCTGCTAATCTCGTAATGACTGCTCTAGCTCAAGCTTCTACAGGTAATGATAGTACTGCTGCTAATAACTATCATACTTTCCGTTCTGCTGCTGCTGGACGTTTCGTTCTTAACGACTTGAACAAGTTGTTCACAAAGATTAAGCGTATTAACGCTTCGTTCGTTGGTGGAACTCCTTCTGGCGCTCGTAGAGGTCTAACTGATCTTATCGTTTCTCCAGAAATCGTTGAAGAAATTCGTGGTATGGCTTACAACCCCATTAACACTAAAATCGCTCCAGTAGTTGCTGCAAGCACAAGTAATACTGCTGGTAACGCTCCTGTTGTAGCTACAGATGCAATTCGTGATCAAATCTTTAATCAAGCTGGTCTACCTGAATTCTATGGTGTTAGTATCATGGAAATTCTAGAGCTAGGAATTGGCAAGAAGTTTAACACTATCTTCGATACTGTAGCTGGTGCTACAGCTTATGCTGATCACTATAGCATTACTTCTTACGGTGGTACTGCTACAGCTTTCGATGGTGCTAATGAAGAAATCATTGTTGGTCTCGATAGAAGTCGCGATTCTCTAGTTCGCGCCGTTGCTGTCGATGCTGACAGCGGTTCTGAATTCAACCTCGTCGCTGATGATCAATATACACTTCGTCAGGGTAAGATCGGTTATTATGGTGCTTTGGAAGAGGGCCGTATGGTTCTCGACAATCGCGCTCTAGTTGGATTGATTGTCTAATATAATAGTTCGTTCGTCATAAATTAGGCGTTATCCGAAAGGGTAACGCCTTTTTTATTGAATAATATTAAATTTACTTAATATATTATATGGCTAAAAAGTCAATTAAGAAAAATTCAAAAAACGAAAAAAAGCCTGAACCTAAGAAGTCAGAGCTTGATAATTTAACACTTACAGATGGAAAAGCTTATGTTGATCCAGATATTGAAAAGGTTAAAAAGTTAGAAGAAATCCTTGGTATTAAAAAAATGAATCCATTTGGAACATCTAATATCGATATATTTAGAGAAAAACTAAATGAAATGACAATTGTGGATTTGCAACATATGTGCGAAAAAGTTGGTATCTTTGCAAGTGGATCGCGTCAACAAATTAAAGAAAAATTGATGCGCGAATTTAAGTCCACAAACAAAGGAACTATTTCAATGCTTGTGCAAAATCCTTCATTGATTTTAGATCCTAATAATCCACAGCATCAAAAAACTATAAAAATCTTAAGAGAGATATAATCAAACTTATAGCCATTTATATTTTTTTATCTCTTGCTTATATTAAATGTGTAATATACTAACAAATGGCAACGCAGTTATCAGTTATAAGAGGAGATGATCTTGGAACTCAGACGTTAAATTTAACTTCTTCTACTTTAGATTTTTCTAATATAACTTGTACTGGAGAAATCAGACCTCATCCAGATGGTAACTTAATATATCGATTTTTACCAGTGGTAGCTACTGCAACTGTTGGAACAGGTATAGTTTATTTTGATATTCCTGGTTCAGTTACAAAAGGTTTTCCTCCTATTAATTTATATGGAGATATACATTTTTATTCTACAGGTATATCAGATAGAACATTTTTTGAATTTAGATTAGACGTATTGCCAGATGTAACCCATTTATAATAAAAAAATTATATATGCCATCTAATGATTTTTCAATAACAATAAGTTCTAATGCAAATAATATAGCTTTATCCACTCAAACTCTAGGTCCAGTAGGTCCATCTGGAACTTCTGGAACTAGTGGTATAGGTATTCCAGTTGGTGGTACAGTTAATCAAGTTCTTGCCAAAGCGAGTTCAACTAACTATGATGTGGTTTGGGTGGATCAAACTGGTGGTGGAGGCAGTGGAGGTAGTGCGGGAACTTCAGGTAGCTCAGGTTCATCTGGTACTTCTGGCAGCAGTGGTTCGTCTGGAACTTCTGGTGGTACAGGTTCATCTGGCACTTCTGGTAGCAGTGGTTCGTCTGGAACTTCTGGTGGTACAGGTTCATCTGGCACTTCTGGTAGCAGTGGTTCGTCTGGAACTTCTGGTGGTACAGGTTCATCTGGCACTTCTGGTAGCAGTGGTTCGTCTGGAACTAACGGTATAGGCGTTCCTACTGGAGGTGCAGTTAATCAGGTTTTAGCTAAGGCTAGTTCCACTAATTATGATGTGGTTTGGGTGGATCAAACTGGTGGTGGAGGCAGTGGAGGTAGTGCGGGAACTTCAGGTAGCTCAGGTTCATCTGGAACTTCTGGCAGCAGTGGTTCGTCTGGAACTTCTGGTGGTACAGGTTCATCTGGTACTTCTGGCAGCAGTGGTTCGTCTGGAACTTCTGGTGGTACAGGTTCATCTGGCACTTCTGGTAGCAGTGGTTCGTCTGGAACTTCTGGTGGTACAGGTTCATCTGGCACTTCTGGTAGCAGTGGTTCGTCTGGAACTTCTGGTGGTACAGGTTCATCTGGTACTTCTGGTAGCAGTGGTTCGTCTGGAACTTCTGGTGGTACAGGTTCATCTGGCACTTCTGGTAGCAGTGGTTCGTCTGGAACTTCTGGTGGTACAGGTTCATCTGGTACTTCTGGCAGCAGTGGTTCGTCTGGAACTTCTGGTGGTACAGGTTCATCTGGTACTTCTGGCAGCAGTGGTTCGTCTGGAACGTCTGGTGGTACAGGTTCATCTGGAACTTCTGGTAGCAGTGGTTCGTCTGGAACTTCTGGTGGTACAGGTTCATCTGGTACTTCTGGCAGCAGTGGTTCGTCTGGAACTAGTGGTTCTTCAGGAACTAGTGGATCTGGAGTTTCGGGTGGAACAGTTAATACAATTGCAAAATATTCTGGAGCAAACTCTTTGACTACATCATCTATTACTGATGATGGAACTGTAGTTACTACTACTAATGCATTTCAATTAGAAGGAATTAGAGAAACTTTTTCATCCGTATCTCCATCGACAGGTGTTGTAACAGTTGACTTGAATAATGAAACTGTTGTAAGACTAACTTTAAATGCAAGCGTTACAAGTTGGACGATAAGTAATTTAACTGCTGGTAAAATTAGCAGTTTTACTCTCATTACAGTTCCAAACGGATCTGTATACACAATAACTTGGACATTTGGAGGTGTTGCTGTTAAGTGGGCAGGTGGTACAGCACCAACATTAACGACAACAAATGGTAAATTTGATGTATTTAGTTTTATATACGATGGTACTAACTGGTACGGTTTTAATGGAGGGCAAAATTTCTAATTTTTATGGCGACAAAAGGAGCAGGTAGATCCCCATTAATTAGAGTAAAATCATCAGGCGGTGGTGGGCTATTTTCATTTAGTAGCTTTACATTCACAAACGCTAGTGTTTCAGGGAGTGCAGGTCCATCATATAGTACTTATCAATCTGTATATGATACTGCTGCTAATCCATGGCTAACTAACACTGCTTATTTTAATTGTTTAACAGATGGTTATCAATTATTTACTATACCTCAAACTGGCACATATAGAATTACTGCTCAGGGTGCAGCTGGTGGAGCAGCAACAGCTTATTCTGGTTATGGGTATGCGGCTTATATACAGGCAACATTTGCGCTAACTCAAGGGGCTAAATATTTATTTATTGTTGGTCAGAAAGGAAGTACTGTCACAAGTCCTTGCAGTTCTCCTGTAGGATCTGGTGGTGGTGGTTCCTTTTTTATATCTCAAGGAGGTTCAGTGTTATTAGCAGTAGGTGGTGGTGGTGGAGGTTCTTCTACTAGTGCTAATGGAAACCAAAATGCTTCTCTTAGTAACACCGGAAATAATGGGTCCGCAGGAGGTGCTGTAGGTGGAACTGGTGGAACTAATGCAAATGGTGGAAATATATCCAATATAGGTTGTGTAGGTGGAGGGGGCGGTGGAGGTGGAATAAGTTCTGCTGGGGGTAACGCATCCAGTGGTGGTTTTGGTGGTAAATCTTATGGTTTTGGTTTCAATGGGGGAGATCCATCCGCAGCCGGTGGTGCGTATGGTGGTTTTGGTGGTGGTGGTGGCTCATCCTTCTATTGTGGTGCTGGTGGTGGTGGTTATTCAGGTGGTGGTGGTGGTAGTGTTAATACATGTTCCTGCGCTGCTTTAGGGTGCGGTGGTGGTGGTGGATCTTTTCTTAACTTTGCAGCAACATTAATAGATCAATCTGCTGCATATAATTGGCTATATGATGGCAGCATTTTACTCGAAAAACTATAAAATAATTAATAATTTTTAAAAAACTATGAAAGTAGCAAAAATAATAAATAATGAATTTCTAATTCAAAGTATATACGAAATGTTTCCTAATATATCTTTTCCAGATATTGGTGTGCCAGATTTATTCTTAGAAGAAAATAGTTTATATAGAGTTATTGATTCAATATCTTATAACCCAGAAACACAAATATTTCGCTTGCTTGAAAAACCATTATTAATAGACAATACTGTTTACACTGTTGAGATAATTGCAAAAACAACTGAAGAAATCAAATCAGAAAAGCTTTTAAAAGTTAGAAAGTTTCGCGACGATCTTTTAAACATATCTGATATTTATGTTACTATTGATAGGTGGGAAACATATTCGGAAGATAAAAAAAATGCTTGGAGACAGTATAGACAGGATTTAAGAGATTTACCTCAGACAATTCAAGATTTAGATAATATAAATTGGCCGATAAAACCAGGTACAAACAACAATCAGACAATTCAGGATTTAATTAATATAAATAGCTAATAAAACTAGAGATTGCAAACGAAATAGTTCGAAAAATGAATAAAAAAGTGTAAGTATAATATATGGTAACTTACAGCGTACATGATTTAGCTGACGAAATATTCGCAAATGAATTTGATTATGATAGCGGATATGCTCAGTTTTATTATATTTCAGGTTGGCTTGCTAATAATGTTGGTTTATTAAATACTAAAATATATAGCCAGTATTCTGTACAAGATTCTAATTTCATACCAACAGGAGCTTTTCAGCAAGAAGAAAGAGCAATATATAAACAAATGTATTTATACGAGTTTTATACAAAAAAGACTCGTCAGGTATTGAGAGGAATTGATAGTTCGGTTGATTTCGTAACTTTGCGCGAAGGAGATAGTATGATTACTCGTACAAATAAAAATGAATTAGCCAAAACATATCGTGGACTTGCAAATGATGCAAGAGAAGAAATGGAAAGGTTAGTTACAAGTTATAATATTTATCAAGCCGTTCCTGTGCAAGTAGCTGGTGAAGATGGTTCGCCAATATATACTGGGTCTGGATATTTTTATTATCCGTATGGATATGGAAATCCATAAATAAAAAAACCCCAGTCTTTCGACTGGGGTTTTTTGTTAGTTATTTTTAGTAATTCTTTCCAGTGCCAAGCTTATAGTAGTTATTAAGAACACCACTTGTTAGCGCAGCGCCTGTTGTATAAGAACCACTCATGAAGATACCGTTGTTTGTATCATTAGCTCCACCGATTTGAACACTATAAGTCAAATCGACAGTTTGGTTTCCACCAATATCAGTTGAGAAGTTTTCAGAACTCAAAATAGCACCTTTAATTTGATATACTATTTTTGGAGTAACTGTTCCGCCAACATCAGCGCATTGATTTAGAGTTACAGTAAAGTTTTTCTTATCAGCAGCGCCGCAAAGCTGATCAAAGATATCAGCTTCTTGTAGTTCATTAACAATAGCGTTAATAGTTATATCCATATTTAATGGAACTTCTAAAACGCGAGCGAAACCGAATACATTTCCAAGTCTTTGAAGAACTGTTCTAGTTAGAGGAATAGTAAAAGCAAAACTTTGAATATGAGCTTTATTTCCAGCTTCATCTAGTTCAGTAAATCCATCGTTAACTGGTAAAGAAAGAACAATATCACCAGGACGGAGAGCAGAAACCGAACTTACTCCTGTTGTATTATTTCCAGTACCGATAACATATCCTCTATTATCTCCTGTTAAACGAGTTGCTGGGGTTTGAGTATAATCTATTGCAGGAGATCTTCCAGTTAAAACAGTTGAGCCATTATCAAGTAATTGAGTTTTATTTACATCACTCTTTATATTGAAAGCTTCAACAGTTACACTGGCTGTTGGAATGTTTCCAACAGAAGCGTCTAGACTATATTCTGTAACAAATCCATTGCCTACAGCAATAACAGAATTACTAGCGCTAGATAAATTAGCACCTACAACATCCTCACCTTCATCTACGGTTATGATATAATAATTATTACCTTGAGTATCTATCATTAAACCAGAAATGGCACTAGCATTACTAACGCATTGAAGATCAGCGGTTGAACTTCTTCCAGAAAAATTGAATCCCATCAATCTTTCATTTAAGCCATCAGTAACATAATAACTGAAATCCAAGCCTACTGTTGGAGTATCATTTACAATACTATCAATACGAGCTAGTTGACCTAGTTCGTTGATGTCTTGACGATTAATTGTAAAATTGAAATTACAATTTTGTACTCTGTCAAGTTTATAAAGAAGGCTTATACCGCTGGCTAATTGGCCAGTTGTATAAGCTGATGTAGCTACTGCGTTTTCAGCTATTGTAGCGCCACTGACTTGAATACCAGTGCTGTTTGGAGCTATGTATAAAGCCTGACTTTGATAAATTACGCGATTTCTTGCCATATTTTTTTATTTGTTAAAATGTTAATTATTTTTACAGTGTATGGGCTATTTTGTGAAATTATAATCTTGGGTATCTAATGTTGCCTATATTCCAATCGATAAATCCAATATGAAGAATTGGATTAAGTTCTTTTACAACATCATCTTTTATTTTAGATGTTGTTACGTCATATATGTAGCATTTTTTATCTGTATGTTGTTTGTTGACATCAATATAATTATAACCAGTAGGATACAATCCCGTCTTTAAATTATTATATTCACCCAATGGGTGATTAGTCATTGGTATGATATTGAAATTAGTGTTATATGTGTCGGCAAATGCGCTTAGAACACCGTCTAATTGATAAAGATTTTCTGCAAACACAACCGCTTTCATTCGTACTCTTGTTTCGTCTTCACCACCAAGCGCAAATCCATTATTATCTATATTTTCTATTGATATAAATGCACAAGGTGTAACTGGATTATATGGAGGCACATATGTTTCACTAACTGTGAATCTACTATTAGTAACATATTTTCCTTCGATTATTAAATTATCTTCAGGCTGATCTGTTATGTAACTATTTATTTCTTTTACAGTATATGTACCAGTTATATTTAGATTTTTAGAAACTCCACTATTAAAAACTATGCGCCCATTGTCGAAATCAATATACATGCCGCTCGTTCCAGTTGGTACAAAAGAATTATTAATTAAAAATCCAGAAGGTATAGAAATTCCTGCTACACTATTGTCATATGCCCATTGTTTATATGGACTACCATAAACAACTTTATTATCGCCAAGTCGCGCATCAGTATAATTATATAATTTTGTAGTATATGTTTGAAAAGCTTCAGCTTTTCTCATTAAATGATTATCAAACCATAAGAAAAAACTATTTGTTATATTATGTGAAAATGCTGGGATCATAAAATTGTATCCTTAGATAAATCTTGAATTTTTTTTGTGTATGAATTTATAAGATATGATATGTATTTTGTATTCTTAAATCTAACTCCATTTCTTATGGGTGTTTGAGATTGAATGCCTAATCCAGATCTGCTATTCTTAGTTTTTTTAATATAATATCCCAATCCTGATATTCCTAATTCTATGCCTTGTGACCAACTGCGTCCAGTTGCCCAAGGCATGGGAGTCACTTTAAAAATATCTTTGGCAGTTGGAAATTCAACAGAGAAGACCAATTCGCCTTTACTATTTGTAGTATGTTTTAAATTAATTTTTTTTAATTCTTCACGAATAGGATTTAGTGGATTGTCGCCACTTTCAAATCCTATAAATGAATAAAGATTTGTAACACCATCAAGCGTATTGGAAATATTGCTGGCAGTTATTCCGCCATTTATTTCTTGCGTGACAGGATGGTTTTCAAACTCTTCAATAATTTCTTGTTTAATTTTTTCAATTTGTTTTTGAAGTTGTGAATAAACATATTGTATATAATTGTTTTGTTTCACTAACTGTTCGGCAATTTGATTTAGATCTGCTGAATCAAGTTTTGTCATTTTTAGGGATCAGGTTTGAGATATAATGTATAATATTGTACATCAAATAAGCCATGAGGTCTAAATGTAGAATTAAGAACATATCTTTTACCGTCAACATCAAAACGGCGAGCGTCTTTGACGTAATCATAAGCGTCTTGATCGATCTTTAATCTTACAGTTCCAACTACAGCTTCTAGTTTTATTTGAGAATTTAATCCTTGTTCACTCCAATATTTTTTACCAACGTCATCTTGATATTGAATTCTTGCTTTGAATGTTTTATAAACAGGTGTATTTATTATTGAAGTAGTTTGACCAGCGGTCTTATACAGCGGATTATAATTAGGGTCCGTTATGATAACAACTGTAGAGGCTTCTTTAAAAACAGTTATTTCACGGGCAAAAGTTTCATGTATATCATCAAAGACAGCCGCCAAAGCTGCTTTTTCAGTAGAAGTTAATAAACTAGTTCCCATAATTAGAATTTAAACACATTAAAAATACAATATTATAAATATGTCTAAGTACATTTACACATTTAATATCGAAAAGGTCGCAAAAATTACAGAAAAAAGACAAGAAAAGTATACTGATGAAAACGGTGTTGAAAAAGAGCGCACTATTTCAGAAATGGTAGATAAGACAATTCCTGTTGAAATTTTAATAAAACAACCAAATAGAAAGCAAATTCAAGAAGCTGAAATGGTGTTTTCTATCGAAATGAGTAAATGTATCAAGCAAGGCGTATTAACGAAAGCGATGTTGCTTAATAAATATAGTGATACAGGTGGGTTAGTAAATCAAAAAGATTCAGACGAACTGAACGCTGGATATGAAAAATATGGTCAACTTCAAATTGAGATAGTAAATCTTAACTTGAAGCCTGAATCGGAAAGAACTCAAGAAGATAAAGATTTAATATCATTAAAACAATCTGAATTGATAGATGTAAGAAGAGAAATCGTAGAAAGAGAAACTAGTTATTTAAATCTTTTTAATCACACAGCAGATACAAAAGCACAAAATAGATCAATTCTATGGTATGTTTTAAGTTTAAGTTTTTATAAAGATCCAAGTAAGAATCAAGTTGATTATCTTCCAATATTTCCTGGAAAAACTCTAGAAGAAAAAGAAGAATATCTTTATTCTTTAGAGGAAAAGGAAGATGAGATATACACTAAGACTTATAATAAATTAGCTAGTATTATTAGTTTTTGGTTCTTTACTGGCAAGATCGATAAGGAAGAATTTGATAAGATTCTTGCTGGACAATAATGGATTACACTTTAGATTATAAAAAAAGTTTCAGAGATATTTGCCAAGGCTACACCTTAATAAATTGTAGCTTTGGCAAATTATATTTTAAACATATAAATATTTCTGATCAAGTTTTACTTGATGAGTCAAAAGAGGATTATTTAAAAGAAGCTAAAAATCGTGGTATACCAACTATTGAAGAGTCTTTAATAAATTTAAAAGAAGAAGGTTATTGGACAGATGTTGATGAGAGAGCCATAAAACAAGAAGAAGTTTTTTTACATAAGATTACCGAGCAGAAAAAAAACACTTATCTTAAATCTCAAATAGATATATTAAATAAACAGCTAAACGACTCTTTGCTTAAAATAAATGAATTAAAAAATAAAAGAAATTCTTATCTTGGTAATACTTGCGAACATTACGCCGAACAAAGGGTAACTGAAGAGTTTCTTAAATTTACAATATATAAAGATAAAAATTTAGATACACTTTTTTATCTAGAAGAAGAGTTTGATAATATAAATTCAGATAACTTATCTGAACTTATTAAAATATATAATTCAATATTAAATAATTTTTCTGATTCTAAAATTCAGAAATTAGTTTTAGAAGATTTTTTTAGTTATTACATGCCATATTGTGAAGATCCTATACATTTTTATGGAAAACCTATTATAAATCTTACATATAATCAGTTGCGTTTAATATTATATGCAAGATATTTTAAGAATATATTGTCTACAAATGATAAGATTCCAGAAAATTATAAGAAAGATCCAGATAAGTTAATAGATTATGTAAATGCAAATGAAAAAGCTAAAGAAAAAATGCAACAAAAAGATAATCAAGCTACATCTATTGTTGGAGCTACAAAAGAAGATTATAAATACATTAATATGGATAAAGGAAATACAAAAAATGTAAGTTTGGCCGAAGAAGCTAAAAAGAAAGGTGGCAGTTTAGATATGAAGGATTTAATGAAATTAATGGGTGTTGAGTAAAATTAAGTGTAATTATTTGATATATGTCAGTACAGATTAACGTCCAAGCGAGTCAATCGGCATTAGCTCAGAGCATATCGCAAGGTGTGGCGGCATATAATGCTAGATTTGCAAGCCAAAATCAATTAAATTTACAGATTAATCCCAGAAGTTTTTCTCAACCTTTAGGCAGAATAACTAGTGATTTAGCTGATTTTGAATCTGCATTGAAAGCTTCTAATGCTCGCGTACTTGCATTCGGAGCTTCTACTGCTGTATTAGGTGGTGCAGTAAAGACTTTTAAAGAATTAGCTAATATAACTATTGAAATTGAAAAATCTCTAACAGATGTTAATCGTGTTTTAGGTTTATCAACTTCAGGATTGCAAAAATTCTCAAGTGAATTGTTCACTATATCTAAACAAACAGCTTCGTCTTTTGACGATGCTACAAAAGCTGCTTTAGAATTTTCTCGTCAAGGTTTAAATACAGAAGAAACATTAAAAAGAACTGCTGATGCTTTAACTCTAGTTCGTTTAACTGGAATAAGTTCTAGACAAGCCGTTGAAGATTTGACTTCTACAATCAATGGATTTTCTAAAGCTGGATTAACAACAGCTCAAGTTGTTAATAAATTAGCAGCAGTTGAACAAGATTTCGCAGTATCAGCAAGCGATTTAACTGAAGCTTTGTCAAGAACAGGTCAAGCAGCCCAAGAAGCTGGAGTTGATTTCGATCAACTAAATGCTTTGGTTACAACCGCTCAACAAAGTACAGCAAGAGGTGGCGCTGTAATTGGTAACGCATTAAAAACAATTTTTACTCGTCTACAAAGAACTGATACTCTAGATCAGTTAGAAAAATTTAATATTATTGTTCGCGATGTCGAGGGTAATATTTTACCAGCCGTTCAAATTTTACAAAATTTTGCTAATAAATATAATGATCTTGCTGACGCTCAACGCGCTCAATTATCAGAACAAGTAGCTGGTGTTTATCAAGTTAACATTCTTAAAGGAATTGTTAATGATTTAACAAATACTCAAGGAACTTATACAAAAGCATTAGAAAGAGGAGCTAAAGCTTCAAATGAAGCTGATTTGGCAAATCAAAAATTAAATAAAACTCTAAGCGCACTCGCTACTCAAACAGGTTTAGGTTTACAGCAATTAGCTAATAATGTAGGTAAAGTAACGTTTGCTCCAATATTTGAAGCTATAGTATCTCCAGTAAATGATGCCGTAAAATATATAAATGACACTTTAGAGGGAGAAGGTCCGGGGTCTATTTTTGCTAATGGTTTATTAAAAGGTATTCGCAATGTAATTACTGGACCGGGATTGGCTATTGCATTTGCAGTTATTGCTAAAGTCGCTAAAAATACATTTGAAGATGCTACAAAAGCTTTGCCAGCTATTTTAGGTTTAACAACAGAAGCTCAAAAAAGAGCGAATATTGAAAAATCAATATTATCAATTCTTCAGGGTCAAAGCCAGTTATCAATGGCTCTTCAAGGACAACAAGGTAACGAAATTGCACAAGCGCAAACATTATTAAATTTTGCAAAATTACAAACAGCACAGTATCAACAACAATTACAATTAGCTCAACAATTAGCTCCGTTATTGTCTGCTCAAGGAGCAACCGTTGGAGCTAGAGGCATTCAAGTAGGGCCAAGAATAAAAGCTGGTGGTCATATTCCAGCATTTGCTGAAATGTCTGAAAGAATGGGTGCAGCCATGGGTGGTTACAAGGCTGGTAAGGTTATAAAAGCTCCAAGCTCAGTAGGAGCTAACACTTACATGAATACAGCGGAGGAAACAAAATATGTTTCTGGTTTTAATCAACCATTTATTAATCCTCCTGCTGGATCAAAAGCTGGTCGCGCACACAGAAAAAATTCTATAAATAAAACTGGTATTGATCCATATATGTATGGTGGATTTATACCTAATTTTGCAACTAAAAAAGATCAAATTTTGTTTAATAAACGAATTGGAAGAGCTTTTGAAGATAAAGTCGGTATGGATATTGGAATGTCTCCTTCGTTCAATAAGCCTATAGATTTTATAAGCGTACCTAAAGTTCCATCTGATCCAGCTAAAGAGTATAATAAAAATTTTTATTCATCACAAACATTTGCAGATGCTTATAGTGGCACCGGACATAATGCAGCGACTAATATTGGAAAAGTAATAAGACATCTTAATTTGAATTATGGTAATATACTTAAAAATCCATATTCAGATGATTATTTTTTTGATGGAAAAGATTTAATTTTAGATCCTAATTTTACTGAAATAATAGGAAAAGGAAAAGATCAGCCGATTGCTATTGCTAGTAGTAGAGCATCAAGTTTAGCTCCTGATTCTAAATCTGTATTTTTGCAAGGCTTAAACAAAAAGCAACAAACAAAAGCTTTAAAACAAAGAATTATAATGGAGTTTGCCAAAGATAAGGTAAATGTTGATTACGATAAATTTAATGGTTTTATTCCTAATTTTGCTGTACCAATGAGTACTGCAAGAATTCCTTGGTTTAAAAAATATTCTAGTAAATATAAAGATATTGCTGGTGATACAGATCTTTTCAAAATGGGAGATTTTCCTACTTATGGAAAAGGTTTAAATCACGAATACGCTAAAAAAGGTAATGCCAATATGCTTTCTTATTTGCATGAAGACTTTGTTAGATCTGCATTAAATATAGCTTTAGGTTCAAAAAAGGTAATAAGACCATCAGAAGTTGGGTTTAAAAATAAACCTATAGGTGATATAGCAAATAGTAATGATTTTGATTTATTATATAAAATTGCTGATGGTTCATACAGCATGTTGGAGTTGAAGCAAGATTTCAAAAATATTTCTGGATCAATTAGTGGATTCATGAATGCTAAACTTGAAAATCTTAAAAAAGAAAATCCAGAATTGGCAAAAAAAGTAAGTTCGATGATAGCGGTATCAAATATGCCTAAATTTATTGATCCTACTGGTAAAAATCCAGCAGGACAATTTAGTGAATTTGAAATGGCCGCTGCATCAATTGTTAAAGATAAATATTCAAATGTTAATCCTACAATAAGCGCAAAACTCACAAAAGTTACAGACGGTTTATTAAGAAGATACGAAGCTAAGAAAAATACTGTATATGGTGGTTTTATACCTAACTTTGCTTATGAACAAGCGGTAATGGGTCTTGAACAAAGTATGAGTGGTAATAAAGCTATTCTTGATACTAAGTCTGGACCTTTTCCATTTATTAGAAATAGCAGTCAGCCAAATTTTGCTTCTGCTATCTCAGACCATGGTGGTTTAAAAAATGCTTTGAATGATTCAATGCGTAATCAAGAAGCCGCTGGATTAATGAGCAAAGGGTTTGTCCCAAATTTTGCGACTTTAAATGCTAAACAATCTTTAGGTATGGATTTTGGAGCTTTAACTGGTTCAGAACAACAATTATTTGTTGAATTGAATAAAGCTCTTTCTAGATTAACAAGAGATATAAATTTATCAGCACAAGAGCAGGCGATGTTGCAAAATACAGTTCAACAAAATGCTCAAGCTTTACAACAAAGCACTAAATCAAGTACGATAGTTGCAGAGGCAAATAATGGTTTAATTAAAGCTACTCAGCAAAATCAAAATGCACAGAAAAAAGCTGCTGCTGCATCCGCAGCTTCCGCAGCAGCGGCACTAAAGCCAATGCCTTCAAGATCTGTTAATCCTGCTTCTATAAATCCGAATACAATTTCAGCAAATCGTGGGGGTTTGATGAATTCATTATCATCAATGACTAATAAATTATCTGGAAACGTTGGTTTTCAGATAGCGGTTCCAATGATTGCTGGACAGTTAGAATCAATTATTGCACAAGGTAGAGATAGATCTGAAATGAGTTATGGTCAAAGATTGGGATCAACTGGTGTTAGCGCAGCTTTAACTGGAGCTAGTACTGGAGCATTGATAGGCAGTATAATTCCAGGATTTGGAACAGCATTAGGCGCAGCAGTTGGGGCAGCGGTTGGATTTGGTGGAGCCATGATTAACGCAAGATCTAATGTTGATGATTTTGCAAAATCAATTCAGAATGCAACTCAAAAAGATAAAGAAGCTGAAAATGCAGTACAAGGTTATACAAGTTCTTTAAAAAAACTTGAAGAAGGCGGATTGACTCCAAAAGAACGAGAAAAAACAGAAAAAGAAAGACAAAAATATTTATTAAAAATACCTGCCGCTATAAAAGCAGGAATAAATCCAAACGCTTCATCCGCTGAAGTTGAAAAAACTTTAGAAGACCTTCAGATATCAAACGATAAAAGAGAAAAAGTAAGAAATTTACAAGTTCTTGCATCGTCCGATTTAACTAAAGATCAATTTGATACAGCAAGACAAACAATAGCTGAATTATCATTAGTAGATAAAAGATTTAAAAATATAGCTGACGCTATAACTTCATCACAGACTGGTGAAGAAAGGGCTGCATTTTTAGCAAAAGGTGGGGGTTTAGAGCAACAATTATCTAGATCAGAAACTTTTAAATCTTTAAAACCAGAAGAACAAAAACAAGTTATTGAAGGATTTAGAAATGCTTTTGCTGAAAATACACAAGGAACTATAAGAGCTTCTAAGTTAGGAACTAGTATGCAAGATGCCAGACAAGTTGCAGAAGAAATCAAAAGAACTGCTCCTAATAATAGTGCAAAAAAATCGGCTTCAGATATATATTTAGAAATAGATAAATTTTTAAATTCTACAGCTATCACTCTTAGACAAACATTAGCTGAAGAAGAATTCGCTGATAAGTTCAATGAATTAAAAACAACATTTGAAAATTCTTTAGTAGAAGGTTTAATTTCTCCTGTAAAATCAATTACAGCACAAACAGAATTAAAAAAGAGTAATTTACAAAACGCTTATAATAGAGAAATAAAAACAGCTAACTTAGATTTTACAACAAAATTCGCTGATCAGATAAGAAGTACTCCTGTATTGGGAAGCAATCCAACAGTAATTCAAAAATTAAAAGATTTTACGAATAAAGAAGGTGGAGCGACTACAGCGGAACTAGAGCAGTTTATAAACGAAGCTCCATTAATGACCATTCCACCAGATACATTGCAAAAAATAATGAAAATGATATCTGATCAAAAAGCTCTTGAAAAAGATAAAGCAGATAATTTGTCTAGAGAAAAAAAGAATCTTGATGAAAGTGGTCGCCAAGCGATTTTAAGAGAAGAGCTATCTCGATCTGCAAATATTAGAGCTTCTCAAATGGGTTCTGCACAGATGGAAAGAAACATTATACTATCTGGAAGACAAACAACTTCTGAAATTCAACAAGCAAGAGAAGATAGATATTTAAACGATGTTTCGAATTTTTATAACATGGGTATGCAGAGACAATCAGAGCTTCGCATTGGTTATAGAGAAACTGCGACTGCAAGAAATATTCAAACGTTTAATGCAAATCAATTAGAAACAGCTAATACAAATGTTTTAGATGCTGAAAGGCTTCGTATAACAAATGAAATAGCAACCGCTAATGCTGCTAATAATAAACAATTAGCAGATTCATTAAGAAAATCTCCATTATTGAATCAGACTAATTTAGAAAATCTTGAAACATTACAACAAACAATATCTGAACAAGAAAAATATGTAAAATCATTGAATGGTCAAGGTGAGCAATTTACTGCTGCAAATAATTCTTTAACTCAGTTGAAACGAATTCAGGCAGATATAATAAATAATACCAAAAGAGAAACAGAATTGCTAAAAATAAGAAATGAAGAAGAAAGAAAACGAGTTCGTGATGCTAAATCTTTTTCTGTTGGATTGAGTGCTGGTTTTGATGATATAAATAAAGAAAGAGAAACTTTTGCAAATGACTTTGGACAAAAAATTCCAGGTTTATTTAGAGATGGTTTGGTTGGAGCTATGGATGCTGCTCTTAATAAAGCTGATGATCTTGAATCGGCTTTGATGGGAGTAGCTGCTTCTTTCTTAAGAGAAATACAAGGAATGATGTTGCGCAATATTGCTAATAATATAGTAGGAAGTATTGGAAGCTCTTTTTCATTTGGTCAACCTAAATCAGCAATTGAAGCGGGACAGCAAAGAGGCGGATTCATTCGCGCTCAAAAAGGAATGTATATCAGCGGCGGAAGAACTGGAGACAAGAATCCTGCATTGCTTGAAGATGGCGAATACGTATTAAATAGAAATGCTGTCAAATCTCTTGGTGGTCCAAGAGCTATTGATCAATTAAATTTTAATGCATTTCCACGTTTTGCCACAGGTGGAGATCCCGGTTCAATGTCAGCTTCTGTAAATATGGATGCTCCATTTGAAAGATTAAGCATGTATGGACGCGAACAAAGTCCAGAGTTCCAAAATTATTTAGAAAAAATTAGAGAAGAAGAAGCTGCTAAAGAAAAGAAACGTGCAGAAAGAAAAGCTTTATTAAACCAATTTATTGGAACATTAATTAGTACTGGTGTATCGATGGGCATATCTTCTGCTGTTAGCGCTGCTAAAAATAGTTCAATGGCAAATGCAAATTTGAAGGGCGCAACAGGATCTATGTCTAATGGAACAACAACACAAGTAACAAATTTTGCTGATGCTAAATCTTTGATTGACAGTGGCGGTTCAATTACATTAGCAAATGGTTCTGTTTTAACAAAATCTAATTTTGCTGATGGTTTTTCAAGATCAACATTTAATGAAGTTGCTGCAACTAGATTTTCTCAGTCTGGAATAAGAATTAATTCAGGAAATTTATTTAGAAAATCTTCAGCTACTTTAATGGGTAAAGATTATGCTAATCAAGCTGTTAAAGAAAATTTTACAAATCCTGCTGCTGCTTTTAGTCGTTCACAATCTATATATGAATTCACGCCTTATAAAGGAAAACAACAAGGTGGTGCAATCGGTTTTAATCAAGGTGGATTTTTACCATATGGTTCACGTTTAACTGATAGTATTCCAGCTTATTTAACGGGTGGCGAATATGTTGTAAATAGTAGAGCAGTTAGAAAATATGGTGTTGGTGGATTAAATAAAATAAATTCTGGCGTAGCAAGATTCCAAGATGGAGGAATGGTTGATACTGAAACAAGCTCTCCGTCTAACACTTCAAATACTTCTAATAATAATGTTTCTATAAATATTACTGTTAATGCAAGTAGTGGTAAAGTTGGAGATCAAGAATCAGATTCTAATAACGAAGGAACAGAGGGAAATGCTAAAGAATTAAGTAATAGAATTAAAGCTGTTGTTCTTGATGTTATAACAACCGAACAAAGAACTGGCGGATTATTAGATTCAACTAAGAAACGATAATGAAATTCTCACAAGCTCAATATGATCAAACAGTTTACATTGGTGGTCGTAAATTAGATTATGTCACCGATGTAGATGGATCATATTCTAATACAGTAAGACCTATTAATATAATGGGTCAAGGGACTATTAAAAATGTTGTAGCTTCTATACCTCAAGGAGATTTTTCGATAACAAGAACAATGATTGCAGAAGATTTTATGCGTCAATATACGGGTATTGATTCTTTTATAAGAGGATCTATAAATTATTCAGATAAAGTTTTTGGTTTTGAGTTGGGAAGTTTAACTTCTTATTCTTATTCTGTAAATTATGGTGAAGCTCCTGTTGCTAACTATGGTATAACTGTATATGGCGATATTGGTAGTGGTTTATATATAGATAGTACAAATACAACAATGCTTGGTGATGCATCATCATTAAATGCTATTGGTTACAATACTGATAATCCAGCAGTTGTGCCTCTTCCAAGTACAATAAGTATCACATGTGATGGTAGTACTACGAATAGAGTGGTAAGCTTTGATTTATCTACTCAAATAAATAAACATGAGATTTGGCGCACAAATTCAACCTCTCCATTTCAAATTAAAACTAAATGGCCCATTGAAGTTTTAACAAATATAACAATGGAAATTGATGACTATGAATTAAGAAGACAATCTGATGCTTTAAGAACTAATGCTTTTAATGTTTTTTCTATTAATATTAATGGAATCGTTTATGAAGATTCTGAACTGCTAACAGAAGATGGCGTGTCGATAACAACTGAAGCTGGAGTTCCTTTATTATTTAAACAGAAAAATGAGGTTGATCCTAGCACTAATCAGATTTTTAATTTTAACAGTTCTAATACAAGATTAATTTCTGAACAATTTACTAGCACGGTAGATGATGTAGCTATTGTTAAACTAACATATTTAACATATTTAAATAAAACATATCCATCATACGTTGGAAATTATTTAGAATAGTTTTTATAATAATAAAGGTGTAATATAAAATATGGG